TCTACTTCGCCGAGAAGGCCAAGCGCATCGACATCACGAACCGCTTCTCATTCTATCAGGCCCAGGCTATTCTCCTCCGCGGTATGATCCGTGACGGTGACTCCTTTGCCGCCAAGGTCCGCAACGGCGCCGGCGAAGCCAAGATTCAGCTGATGGAAGCCCACCGCGTTGGTGACCCCCTCGAAGAGACGGTCGTCATCCCGGGCATCCACGACGGTATCATCTTCGGTCCATACGGCGAGTACGTCGCCTGCAACGTCTACAAGTCGGACGGCGGCAACCGCCAGATTCTGGCTCAGTCCATGATGCACGTCGTCGACCACGAGTACGCATCCGGGGCCCGTGGCGTTCCGCTGCTTCAGCACTCTATCAACTCCATCCAAGATGAGATGGAAATCCTCGCCCTTGAGAAGCAGGGTGTGAAGGACAACGCTGACGTCACCCGCGTGATTACGAAGCAGGGCGGCATCCTCGACCAAGACACTGCCAACGAGCTCGGTGCCCTGAACACCTCCTCTTATTCCTCCATCGCAAACACGATGGGCGGCAAACTTCTAGTGCTCGACCAAGGCGAGGCCCTGACCTCCCACATGAGCAACCGCCCGAACCCGACCTTTACCGGGTTCATCCAGGCGCTCGAACGCGACATCGCTCAGGGCGTGCTTCCTTACGAGTTCGTCGGTGACTCGTCCAAACTAGGCGGCGCCACCGTGCGCCTCGTAACCGCCAAGGCTGGCCGCGTCTTCTCGAAGTATCAGACCATCATCATCGAGCAATTCTGCGTCCCGACTTGGGGCTATATCATCGGTCAGGGCATCGCCGCCGGCGAAATCCCTGACGACCCGCAGTGGGCCTCCGTCTCTTGGACGACCCCGAAGAGCGTGACGGTCGACGCTGGCCGCGAAGCCGCCAACGATCGTGCCGACGTCGAGATGGGCCTCCTGTCCATGTCTGAGCTCTACGCCCAACGCGGCCTAGACTTCCGCACTGAGATGCAGAAGCGCGCCGCTGACATGGTGCACATCAAAGACCTCGCCACCGAGTACGGCATCCCGTTCGAACTTCTCTTCCGTCCGACCAACACCCCTGTCGGAACTGTCGTGTTGGACCAAACCGACATGACGGACCAGCCAGACATGGGCGAAGACGAGCCCACAGACGTTGAAGAACCTGACGCCCTCGACCCCGCTCAATCCTAACTTTATGCGCTTCCTCACCAATGGCCTCTCGGGCCGCGAACCCCTCCTCATCGACCCGGCCAAGGCCAAGGACCACGCTGTCCTGGCTGAGAAGTTCGGCTTCACCGATATGCTGGCGCAGCTCTTCGGAGTCGCCCCCAAGCCCTACGTCACCGCTGACGGTGTCGGCTGCATTCCTTGCGTCGGCGTGATCGGCAAGAATCTGAGCCCTATCGAGAAGATGATGGGCGCCGTGGACGTGAACGAACTTTCTGACGCGGTCGACGCGTTCGCCGCCAACCCTGACGTCCAGAAAATCGCCCTGCAAGTATCCTCACCGGGTGGCACGGTGACGGGTGTCGAAGAACTCGCCAACAAGGTCCGTTCGGTCGGCAAGCCCACGATGGCATACACCGACTCCGAGATGTGCAGTGCCGCCTATTGGATTGCCTCGGCTGCCGATAAGGTGACCGTATCCCCCTCGGCGACCGTCGGGAGCGTAGGCGTCTACATCGCCATCCCTGACTACTCCGCCGCCGCCGAGATGGCTGGTATCAAGATGGTCGTCATCAAGTCCGGCAAGTTCAAGGGAGCGGGCATCGAAGGCACCAGCCTCGACGAAAGCCAACTCGCCAACCTTCAGGAAAGCGTCGACACGATCCACGCGGAGTTCAAGGCCGCCGTGAACATGAAGCGCAAGATGGTCAAGGCCGACGCCATGGAAGGCCAGACCTTCTCCGGCAAGCAGGCCGCCGCCCAGGGACTAGTTACCGGGCTGGCTGACTCATTCAGCGCCGCCCTCGCATCCTTCTGACATTCCAAACCCGCCAAGTATATGACCATCGAAGAACAGCTCCTCGAAGCCTCGGCTGCCCTCTCGGGCCTCACCGCCGAACGCGATGACCTCCGTGCCACTGTCGAGAAACTCACCGTCGGCGCCGCCGCGGAACTCGAAAGCCTGAAGGTCGAAGCCTCCGTCAAGGACGCCTCGATTGCCAGCCTCACCGAAGTCGTTAAGACCATCGAAGCCGAAGCCGCCGCCCTCAAGGCCGCTGCTCTCGAAGCTGAGTCCACCAAGGTCAGCGCCTCCAAGGAAGCCGCCAAGATTGCTGCCTCCGTCGGCGTCGTCCCGGTTGCCCTTCCCCAGGGCGACGGCGCTCCTGCCGAGGCCGTCAACCACTACGTCGCTTTCATGGCCCTGCCTGTCGGGTCCAAGGAACGCAACGCCTACTTTGAGGCCCATCGCTCCGCGATCATCAAGGCCTCTTTCTAATTTCCCTCAAACCTACCTAATCCCTACTATATAATAAAATGGCCAACTCGATCAGTGCCGCTCCGTCGGTCCTAGCTGCTTCGGTGCTCAGTTCACTTCAGAACAAGCTCCCAGTACTTTCTGGTATCTCGTCTGTCTTCTCGGCTCGTCCTGGCTCTGCCGGAATGAGCATCACCGTGCCCCTCATCGGCACGTCCACCGCGTCCACGTTCTCGTCTGGTGGCTACCTCACCGGCGACGACGCGACTGTCACGCAAACTTCTGTGTCGCTCGGTCACTACAAGATTTCCAGCCGCTTCACCCCTTCGAACCTGAAGGACTACGGCGCTGACTTCTTCGTCAACAACTTCGTCCAGACCGCCTCGATTGGTCTCGCCCAGAAGGTCATGGACCTCATCAACGCTCAGGTGACCAACGCTAACTACAGCGTCTCGGCTACCCCTGGTGCTGCTGTCGACTACCTCGAACTCGTTGCTGTCCAGAAGACCCTCGACGATGCCAAGGCCCCGAGCCCTCGCTACGCCGTGCTCAACAGCACCTACATCGCTGGCCTCCGCTCTGACACCACGATCGTTGGCAACAACGTCCTCGGCGCCTCCATCATCCGTGACGGCGACCTCGGTGTCATCGCCGGTGCCCGCATCTACCAGTTCGCCAACCTCGCTACCAACTCTGAAAACTTGGCTGGTTGGGTTGCTGGTCCTGACGCTATCGCCTTCGCCTCCGCTCTGCCTGACTCCGAAGGCATCCCGGGCTTCGAAGTCGCTAACGCCGTCGACGCTGGCACGGGTCTGGGTGTTCAGGTGCTGGTCGGAATGGAACAAAGCGGCTACCTCAACGTCACTTGTACCCTGCTCGCTGGTTGTGCTGTCGGTCGCGCCACCTCCCTCGTCCGCCTCAAGACCGCCTAATAGCGGCCAAGGCAACGAACTTAAGGGGCTCAGTAATGGGCCCCTTTTTTGTGCCCCCATCCAAAGCGGGCAAGGTTATGAGTCTGTACTCAGAGTTTCTGGCCGACGCCAAGGAGATGATCGCGGACTTCGGAGTCTCCGGCTCGGCTAACTCTGGGGCCATCACCTTCTCCTGCCTCATCTCTGACCCCGCCGTCATGACCGTCCTCGAATCAGGGGGGTATTGTGAGCGGACCCAGTACTCGGTCAGGCTCCCCGCTGTAACGGCCTCCTGGAGCCTCCCAGACGGGTCTATTGGGGCATCGGCGGCCCTACTGTCGGGCGGTGTCCCCATCGCCAGCCTAGGCCAGGGCAAGAAAATCGTCGCTGGGGGTAAGACCGTCCGCATCACGACCCAGACCTACAAGCCCGGGTCGGCATGGATCACGCTCGTCGTCATCGACGACAACCAGTAAGCGCCGTGGTCACGGTGAGCATCACCCCTAAATCTCAGGCTGAGTTTATGGCTGGCCTGCGTCAGTTCGCGGCCAACACCGGGCAGACTATGCGGGACGCGGCGCTTGAACAAGCTGCGCTGGCCTGCCAAGACGCGGCAACCTTTACCCCTCCGATGCCTAAAGGCGGAGGCCGTGGCCTCTCCAAGGCGGCTCAGACCGCAGGCGATAACGCCGTAGCCGGCGACATCAAGAAGCTCTACGTTGCGGCCAATGACCGTAACTCCAACTCAGCTGCGGCTCTACTCGGCAATCAGCTTGCCTACGCCACCAAGGCCAACGACATCGGCCTGTTTAACAAGATTATCGGCAAGGGTACGCTCCAGGCGCTAAAGGGCCTGCCGCCAATCATGCGCAAGATTGCCAATGACCAGGACTACACCCGGGCGTTCGCCAAGGCCAAGAACTACTTTAACACGACCAACCCCGTCCAGACCGAATACGGTCAGGGCTATATGACTGATCTGCGTCCTCCGCATAACCGAATCAAGGCCAAGTTCGGTGGCCGCATCGGCAAGGGCACGCGCCCCGTCACCATCAAGATGCTCGTCGAGACTAAGTCCGAGCTGACGCAATACATCAAAGACCGCCAGCAGATGGTCGGCATGATTAAGTCTGGCTGGGCCTCCGCCCTTCGCTCCCTTCCCAAGCCTATCATCAACGGCATCCCGAAGGACTTCGGCGTCGACCTGCTCAAGGTGGCATGGATTAATCGGCACACGCAGGTCCGCGGAAGCAATAGCCTCATCGCCAATGAGAAGGTCGTCGAACTGAGTGTGACCAACAGCCAGGGCAACGTAAACAACATTGGCGTCGACGCCTCCGTGCTTCCCCTGGTCTACGCAAACCGTATCAAACAGATGAAGGCTCGCTTTGAGAAACACATGAACTCCACTATCCAGCGCGCTAATCGCCGCTAACTTTATGGGCACCGCATCTATCCGTCACATCGTCGAGTCTACCGTCGCGACCTACCTGTCGACCCAGACCGGGCTAACCACCGTCACGTTCCTGACGGGCGACAGCGCCGCGACCCAGACCCTGCCCAAGGCCGTGGTCCTCTGCGAGTCTGCCCGGGCTCCTAGCGACCTCCCCGAGGGTCTCGGTAACTTCAGCTGCGCGGTCCGCATCACCCTCTTCTCGAACGCCGACGATACGACCCTCGCCGATCACCGCCTCCGCTGCGCTGCCCTATCCGGCAATATGCGTGACCTGACCTCCATCAAGGCGGCCTTCACGGCCACGGGTGACGCGTCCTGCTATGACGTCACCATCGGCTCCGAGGACGAAGGGGTCGACGAACGCTCCTGGGCAACGTCCTTTTCCTTCGACCTGCTGACGGTCTTCCCGGCCTAATTCCAAACCGCCCAAAGGTATGGCAAGCATCTCAAACGGCGTCACCTGCCTCTACGGCGTGGCAGGTTCCATTAGTAACCTTTTTGTCCAGAGCTACTCGCTCTCCTCCTCGTTCAACGCCGAGGCCACGGTGGTCAACGAAGACGGCCTGACCAAGACCCACCGCCTCGACGATCGTAAATCCGAGATTACCATCGAAGGTATCTGCAAGACCTCCACGATGCCTCTCCTCGGTGTCGCTCTCAGCTTTACGCTTAACGCACAGACCGCTTATCCGGCTGGCTCGGCTTCTGTTTCCTTTGCTGGTACTGTCACCAAGATTGACGAGAAGGGCTCGAACAAGGGCTTCACCGCGGTCACCGTGACGGCTATCGATTACGAAGGCATCACGCCTGCCTAATTGACTTAGCCCTAAGTGGGCTACACTAGGCGGCATGGACAAACGGTTCCTTGCGGCCTTCATCGACCCGGCTCCCTTTCGGCTGCTGGGTCGTTCTATGTACCCGTGGTGCCTCAAGTACCGGGTGCGCCTGATGGCCTTCGATTCCCCGCTGGTGACAGGCTCACGCGGCGTGACTCCTGCCGACCTTATCTTCGCCTGCCAAGTGTGCGCTGAAGAACCCCTGGGCGACATTGGTTGGCGCGATCAGCTGCGGATGATGTCCCTATCCCGCAACCCCGCCAAGTTCGAGCGCCTGCTGGAAGCCTTTGCTGGCTACATCCTAGTCCAAGACTGGCCGAAGTTCTGGGAGCAAACGAAGAAGAGCAGCGGAGGAGACAAGGGCGTACCGTGGCCCCTGTCCATTGTCGCTAACCTGATTGCCCATGGCATCGAGGAGAAGCGCGCATGGGAGATGCCGGAGTGTCAGGCCATCTGGCTCAACTCCGCCCTGGCTATCTCCAAGGGTGCGGATGTCGCGATCATGTCCCCCGAGGAGGAGGCCTTCATGGCCGAAGAGGAAGCCAAAGACGCGGCGGAGGCTGCTTCCAATCCTGCAAAGGTACCTACTCCCTGACATGGCCCAAGACCTGACAGTCAATATTAAGACCACGTCCGACGTCCCGCAGGCGATGGACAAGGCGAAGACGGCCACCACGTCTTTTGGCAAGCAGGTCGACGACATTGGCCGCAAGTTCAGCATGGCGTTCAAGGACATCGCCTTTGCCTTTGTAGCCCCGCTGGTACTGCTAAACTCTGCTATCAACTTTATCTCTGCATCAATTGAGAAACGAAAGCAGGACATCAAGGATGCCTATGACTTTGCATTAAAGGCTGAGTCAAAATATCTCGACAGTGAAACCGTTGTGCTAGCCAAGACACGCGCCGCAAAAGAGCAAGACGAGAAGGATCGCGAGATGGCAAAGCAGGCTAAGATTACTGAGTTCACAAAAGTGTTAGAGCAGCCAGGTATGCGCGACAAGGTTGCCGAACAACTTGGCGGCGCTCGTGGCTTCCGTATTAAAACAGGCATTGACGCAAACTCGCCCGAGGCGATGGCCGCTCAGGCAGACGTTCAGGCCGTTCTGTCGAAAATGCTTTCCCCGTTTGTTGAGGCCAATAAAGAACTTTTAATCAAAGATAAGGCCACCGACTTCAAAGGCCCTCAGGGTTTCTCCAACGTCATCGGCGTTGGCGCTAACCCGGTCATGGAGGCGATGAACGCCCAGCTCGACGAGGCCAAAAAGACCAATGAGATTCTCTCAAGCATCGCCTCTGGGCATGGAACTTCTGACGGATGGATTACCTCACCCGCCCCATCTCGGGCATCAATGCTTAACCCTAAATAACAATGGCACGAATTAACCAGGGCGACGCCCTAACCACCCCCATCCAGCAGCCGGGTGCAAAACTGTCTAACGACGGTTACGGCCTGCTTACTGCAACGGTCGTTTATAAGTGCAACACGAATGACAGCCTTGCCCTTGGCGTCCGTGGATCGACTTGCCCCATTAATGCGAATCTAGCAGCGCATAAGTATTCGGTCAGTTACGATAATCTAGGGATGGTTACCCTGACGGTGGATTATATCGGCATTGACCCTTTGAATGGTGAAGCCCCGGCGACCGAGACCGAGCCCCAGGTCAGCGTATCCAATGGCCTGACTTCTGAGCCAATCACGACTAACCCTAACTTTAAAACCAGCGGCGGCGACGGTTATGGAGGCCTTATCGCAGGCGCAACCTATAACACTTCAACCGTTGGCCCCGTGGTCTCATACATGGTTGGAACTGCAAGCAAGCCGCGTGACTCTTTCGTTGGGCTTAACGGATCTTGTTTTGAAACTCCTACGGGCGGTCGCTTCATCGGTTTTATCGACCCAAGTTATAAACATTTTTACGGCAAGACTAACTATCTTGCCCCTCAGTCCTCCTTCTCTGGACACTTCTATACAAGCGATGCCACAACGGTAACGACGGCCTTGGCCTATCTAGGAACGACTTCTTACGATAACGACTGGGGTGGCACGCTGCCTAACTTAGTCCCGACATATGCCGGCACAACTTGGCACGCTTCTGCCGAGAATGGCGCCTATGATCAGTTGCTCCTATCGCAAGTGAACATTGCCGACTATGGCAACCTTTACAAGGTGACCTACGAAGTCCGTTATAATGTGCAGGGCTGGCCCAACGAAGTCTATCGGATGTCGAGCACGGTATAACCATGCAAACGGGAACCGGCTATACCTTTGACGCATCTAGCAAAGGTCAGACGCTAGGCGTTCCAAAGACATGGCCGTCCGAGTTTGAGTCAAAGGCCAAGCGCCTAGTTATGGAGCTGTACAAGCCCCATCCGTTTAAGATTACAAAGATTACCGAAGAAATTATTTTGCTGGCAGGGTTTGCCTATAACCCTTACCCGCAGGACGGAACCCTTTACACCGTTTTCCCAGGCACGGTAAACGCTACCCCTGTGGTATTCCCAGGCATCTCCACTTGCGATGCCTCACTGACCTACGTCTACGTCCAAACTTACCCGGACGCCAGCATCGGCTTTGTCACGTCATCCTCTCCGCTTGCCAATACCAACTCTGTGGCCTACCTACTTATTGGCACCCTCGACGTCAACGGGGTTAACCAATACGTTCAAAGTAATATCCTCCGCGAGCGCTACAAGCTAGGCCCGCAGGACGCAGACTATAACCACAGCTACACAGATCTTGTATGAGTAACATCCAGCCAGGCACCGGGTACACCTTCAGCGCATCGTCGAGCGGATTCACCCTTAACGTCGACCCGCCGTTTATTCAATATGACCGCGCCCTAGATACGGGCGGTACGTCATTAGACGTGCTGGCAATCTACCCTTTCAAGATTGTTAAAAACCTGCCAGCCAATGAGGGAGACTGGGATGACCTTCTGGCGTATCTCGCCCTGTCGGCGCTTGAACTGACCCCATATGTTATGATTCCCGAGTCAGGCCCACAGTTCAAGATTCTCCCTGGCACAATTAACGGCACGGTGTGCTATCTTGATTGGACTGCTTGCGCTGACGGATCTCCTACTCAAAACATCTATCTCCAGACCTACCCAGAAGGAGACGAACAGATTATTGCTACGACTGACGTACTCGAGGATAGCGACAATGAATCCTATGTATTAATTGGGACCGTCGATTTTACTGGTAAGACGCAAATCCTGATGAATAGCCTTTGCATGGAGCGATTCAAATGTGGCAACGACGACGCGGTTTATTGGTACTCTAAAATCTAATGAGCATCCCTCCACGCGTTGGCGGGGCCTTGGTTGTCTTCGGCAATAACAACGGTACATCTGAGCGTTCCCCCGGGCATATCCTCACGCCCCCGGTCTATGGTAGCGGCATTCATCATTACTTTGCTGACTATCCGTCGACGTCCCCTTCCGAGGTGATCACAAAGGTCTGGGGCCTGCTGGGCGAAACTGTCGGACCGGAGGTGACGGTCACCCCTAGCACGCTGCCCCGCAATTACCTCGTCATTGCCTGTTACAAAACGGAGTTAAACCATTACTACCCGGACGCTGCCAAGGACGCTCTAAGCAACATGACCGCCTTCAACACGCAGACGGCGCTGCATTACTTTGAGGACGGTAGTTCAGTGCTTAACAACGGTCTTTATGAAGGCGTTAAACAGTCCGACTTAGTAGACGCGTGGACCACTGCATTTAATGATGTCGTGAAGGCGTCTTACGCAGTCCACGATGACGTCACTAACATCTTAGAATTAAACCCCCTCCCCCCGGGCATATTCTTACCCCCAGTTATTTATCCGCGCTGGACCGCTGAAGCCGCTTATTCGCACTTTGGTTATCAAATCAGTGACTACTTTATCATTACCCCAGAGGAAGGTGATCCATACTGCCAAACTCGCACCGGCATATCCACCACGCCCAAGAACGACCAAGACCCGTTAAACTACATCACGCCCTGGCACGTTAGGAGTTATGAGGGCGCTCTGCATAGCGTGATGCCCTTACAATGTGATTTTTCCTACAAGTTCACTGACACCGGGGCCTATAACTATGATACGCACCCTACGGAGTTCGATATAGTTTACCCGTGGACTTATAACCAAAGCCTAGGCTCTCAGCTTGGCCGACAGGTATACCTACCTGACGAGGCAGAATGGACGCACGAGCAGAACGATTACGGCGATACGTCTCAACCCTATCCTGAAGGCTCCTATCGATGTGGAGACCTGTCTGGTATTCCTTATGGGTTTGGAAGCGGTTTAATTAAGCCAGACCCAGACGGCGCAGGATCATCTTTTGTTAAGTACGAAAGCAAAGCGACGCACGGACTGTTTCTGGATGCCAACGGTAGCTGCTGGAACCTAGGCACGACCCTGCTGGTCAAGGTGCATATCTGGAAGGCTCCGCCCAAGCGCTGCTTCTTTGCAAATAACGAGACAGACAACGCATACAATGGGTATGCCTTCTCTTACACTAATTTCATGCGCGGCTTGCCGACTACCTATTCCGAGTACGAGTTTACCCCAACGTCGTACACGACTAGCACAGGATTGCCCGGACCCCTGAAGGGTGAAGGCACTATCGGCAACCCGTTTGAAGGCTGGGAGACGGGCGTACCGACTCAGATTGATTATACCTTGCCCGAGCCCAAGCCTGTGGATGCCCATTACTGGGGATGCGTCTTCGCCCCAGACTTTGACCATGAAGATTGCCAGGAGGTCGAGGTTTTGGACTTCACCGTTGTGATCAGCGAGTCGAACACCTATGCCTGTGACGGTGGCGCTAGGGAAGGGGTCAGCTATACGACCTATGGGTATAAACTTGAGGACATCGTATTGCCGACTATTGAGGGCTTCATTACCTACATCAAGGACTTCGAGGTCTATTCAATCACTAAGGCCGGGGAAGTTTAAGCCCACCCCCCTCCCCCCTTCCATTCTCGGCAGTAGTATCACCCGATGAGCTGCAACACCGTCACCTTTAAGCGCGGCACGAACTTCGGTTCCTCGACCGTGTTTGCCCCGGAGGCCCCTCCGGCCATCCAGACCTTGAGCGGCGTGACCGTCACCTCGACCATCGTCGACGCGGATCGCAATGAGTACGACCTTACGGTGGTGGTCGCTGGCGACTTCCTGTCGTTTACCGCGGACTACGTCGGCTCGACCGCTGACTGGGCTATCGGCACGGCCCGCTGGGACATCAAGTTCACGCAGGGCACGACCATCTTCTACTCGGATACCATGCGCCTAGACATCATCGGCCAGGTCACCGTCTAATTTCATGGCCCTTACGATTACCATCCCCGGAGCAGTCTCGACTACCACCGGGTCAACCGCCCCTGCCATCCTCACCGTCGGCGTGGGTAGCCCGGGCGTTGGCGTCCCCTCTGGCGGGAGTACGGGTCAGTACCTAGTCAAGGCGTCGGCGACCTCGTACGATACCGCATGGCTGACCCTGCCTGCTAATTACATCACCAGCGTCACGGCGCCGCTTGCGGTCACCGCTGGCAATCTGGCAGTGGACCTCTCGGCCTACCTGACCACCGCGACTGCGGCCAGCACCTATCAGACCATTGCAGGGATGTCGTCGTATCTGACGAGCGCGACCGCGGCCTCGACCTATGCCGTCATCGCCGCCGGCCAGCCTACCTCGGGCACGGTCGGGCAAGTCCTCACCAAGCAAAGTGGGACTTCCTATGATTCTGCCTGGGCCACCCTCATCCCCGGCGATCGTTACTTGACGAGCTCGACGACGAGCCTGTCCGTCACCAACGGCACTAAGACGCTTACGGTCGGCACGGGCTTATCCTACTCTTCGCAGCAGGACGTGGTCATCGCTTATGACGCGTCCAACCATATGCACGCGGTCGTAACGACCTACAACTCCTCGACTGGGGTCATGGTCGTCAACGTACAAAACCATACCGGCTCTGGCACCTTCACGGCTTGGACGGTCAACGTGGGCGGCACTGTCCCACTTCAGTCCGTAGCCTGGGGCGAAATTGTCGGCACTCTGGGCGACCAGACCGACCTCGCCACGGCGCTGAATGACAAACTGGAACTCTCCGGCGGCGCCCTTGACGTCAACAGCACGATCACGGCCTCCACGGCTACGGTTAACTCGCTCTTCGCGGGCGATACCTTCGGCGTCGAGCTGACGGCTAACCCTTCTGAGAACGCGAGCCTCCAGTACAACGGCGTGCAGGTTCAGAACGCCATCGGCTCGATGCTGGTGACGGCCTCTGGCCTGACGTTCCCGAACTCGAGCACGCAGACGGTGGCCTTCCCTGGCTTCACGGGTTACGCGGCTCTGGCTGGCGCAACCTTCACGGGAGAAGTGTCCACCCCCGCCTCGACGACTGGCACGGCTGGCTTTAGCATCCTCCCTGGCACGGCCCCGACCTCCCCAGTTAACGGCGAGTTCTGGAACACCGGCACCGATCTACAGGTCCGCATCGGTGGCGTCACTGAGACGCTGGCCGAACAGTCTTGGGTAACCTCGCAGGGATACCTGACGTCCTCGGCGCTGACGCCCTACGCCCCGCTGGCAGGTGCTACGTTCACCGGGCTAGTGGGCACGGTGGCCTCGACCACGGCCACTGCTGGGCTGAACGTCCCGCACGGCGTTGCCACGACCTCCCCAGTCAACGGCGACATCTGGACGACCACTGGTGCAGTCTTCGCCCGTATCAACGCTGCCACCAAGCAGCTGATGACGTTGAGCGACACCCAGACCGTCTCTGGCAGCATCACTTTCTCCAACGCCTCGCAGACCCTTGGCAGTTCGACGGCTACTGGCACGATTAACGTCGCCTCTGGTGCGACCATCAGCGCCTCGACCAAGACCCTGAACATCGGCACAGGTGGTGTCGTCGGCTCGACCACGACCACTATTCTTGGCCCAGTCCTCGGTGCTTCGACCACCACGATCGGGGCGACCACCGCCGCGTCTACCCTTAACCTTGCCACGGGTGCTACCCTGACGGGCACGACTAAGGCGGTCAATATCGGCACGGGTGGTGTTGCTGGCAGCACGACGAACATCGCCATCGGAACCACGTCTGGCGGCACGAACGCCATCACGGTCAACGGACCGACGACCTTTACTTCGTCAATCGCGGCGGCCAATAATTCAATCACGCTCGGTTCGGGAACGGCTACGTCCGTCTTTAATTTCGGAAACGGTGCTACCCTCTCAGGCTCGACCAAGGCCGTGGAACTCGGAACGCAGGGTGCGGCAGGCTCGACCACCACGATCGCCATCGGTGGCACGGCGGGCACGTCCACGACCACCCTCAACGGCACGACCAACGGCGTCACCGCCGCGGCTGATACCAACAGCGTCGCCCTCGCGACCACGGCCTACGTCGTCGGTCAGGCTGGTTCGGCCACGCCTCTTGTTGACGGTACTGCCGCAGTCGGCACGTCCCTCCGCTACGCTCGCCAGGATCACGTCCATCCGACTGACACTTCCCGCGCCGCTCTCGCAAGCCCGACCTTCACCGGCACGCCCACCCTTCCGACTGGCACGATCGGCGTAACGCAAAGCCCAGGCAACAACACCACGGCTGTCGCCACCACGGCGTTCGTCACGGCGGCGGTTCCGGCGTTTGCGACCACGGCTCAGGTCGTCGCGGCTACCTCGACCAGCACGTCGCTGGCTCCAGGCAATCAGGGCTTTCTGCTGACTAACCCGCGCTTGCAGTCGCTGGGGTTTATTAACTCTACAGCAGTTTCTGGTTCTGGTGGTTCTGGGTCGACCTCGGGGTCAGCATTCTCACGACAAGTCTATTTAGGAAGTCTCGCTGCCGGACGATCTGCTTATCTGTTCGGTGCTATTGGCACAGCAAACGCTGGCTTCGGAACGAGCACAACCAAAGCAGACCAAGTCGACTTTTCAAAGAAGGTCTTGATTGGCGGCTACGCCATGATGGGTTACTCGGGATCGCCTGACTACCGTGGCGACGCCAACACAATCTGCCGCATCAGCCTCGGAGGATACTCTACCAACACCACAGGCGACATGACTTTAAAGGGCATCGGTCTAAAGAAGGTCGGCGGCGTTGCTTCCTTTGTTACGCTAACCGTGCACAACGGAACGACCCTGACTGACGTTGCATCTACCGTAGCCATCGCAGACGGAGCTGGAATCCAGTGGCAAATCTACTCTGACGGTACTGGCAATGTCACCCTTTACATCAACGGAACGCAGGCCGCAACGACTACTGCTGGCCCGACCACCGCAACCGCATCGGGCAGCGCCTGCTACCGTGAACAAGTCGAGGCCGTTGCTACGCCAGCTGTGCGTGGCCTTATGAGCTGCAACGGTGGCTGGTTCTACACTGAATAATCTATGAGCACCTCATACCGCATTACGATCGTCGGAGCTTACATCGCCAACGGCGCTGAACTGGCCAAGGCTGTCTTCCCACAGATGAACGGCGAAGACATGACCTGCGACTCCGCTTGCGCTGTTGTCACCTTCTCCACCCCGCAGACCCCCGTCGACCTCGGCCCGCTCGTCCGCGTCGAAGTCATCCCATCGCCATGATCACCATCCTCGTCTCACTCCTCATCGGCTTCATCGGTGGTTTCATCGCCGGACTGAAGAACGCCAAGTCTGCTAAGGTCGAGAAGGCCAAGACCATCCTCGACGCCCTCAAGGGCAAGTAAGCCGTGCGCGCGCTCCTAGCCGTCATCTCCCTCCTGATGGCCGGGTGCAGCACGTCACGACCTGCCCTGCCCGAGCAGCCGAACGCCCCGACCTCCGAGGGCATCGTGGCCGCCGTCGGCAAGCAGTGGGACACCGCCGATCAGAAGGTCGCCGCCTCAGTCAGCATCGCTCGCGAGAACGCCGACCGCCCCGACATCGTCCGCTCCGAGACGACCGTGGCCCTATCGTTCCTCCCGCTTCCTGAACCTGGCGAGCTCGCCCTTGCCCGGGCACGCGCTGCCAAGGCTGACCAAAAGGACTACGCTCAGGCCACCGCCTTCGGCAAGAACCTGCTGGCCTCCATCGACAAGAACTGGGCCAAGGTCGAAGCCGACAACCGCGAGGCCCTCCGCGTCTCTCAGCTGAAGGACGCCCGCATCAAGGAACTCACCGCCGAGGTCGAGCGCGTGAAGCGTGAAGCCTCCGACAACATCTGGACGCTCGCAGGCGTAGGCATCGCGGCTCTCGGGGCCATCGCCATGGTCTTCGCCGGCCCCCGCATCGGTATCACCCTACTCCTCTCAGGTGCCGCCATCGGGGCCTTCCCCCTCATCGTCGACTCTGAGTACTTCTCCTACATCGTCGGCACGACTCTAGCCTTGGCCGCAGGCCTTGGCATCTATTGGCTTTGGGACCGAGTACGCGATAGCGCCAACGCCCCCTATGAGCCGCCGCAAAAATAAAGTGAAGGTCGTCTGGCGTAAACTCGGCAAGGAGAAGGCATGGGGTCAGGCCACGATCGGCGAGAACCTCATCGAGATAGACCCGCGTCTCGGCGCCAAGCGTCAGCTCGAAGTCCTCTGCCATGAGCAAGGCCACCTGACCTTCCCGGACAAGCCCGAGGCCGAGATTGACCGCCTAGGCAAAGACCTCGCCGCCCTCCTCTGGGCTCAGAACTACCGCAAGGTCGTCCTCGCCCCCAACGCCAAGCCCCCGCGCATCTCGTGACGACCGAGACCTTCACGACCATCGTTGTCCCAGGGATTGCCTCCCTCGCGTACTTCTCCGCCGGCGTGGCTTGCTTCATCGCCCATCGCCCTGCCTTGGCCGTGATGTGGCTCTGCTACTCCATCGCCAACATCTGCCTACTCTCGACCGTCCTCCGCAAATGAGCGCTCTCCCTACCCCGCCCCAACCCGATGACCTACCTGTCGCCCTCCGCGATCTAGGCTTCGGCATCCTGATCGGTTCGGCTGCTTGGCTGGTCCGCTACCTCTGCTCGACCGAGAAGCACTCCCTCGGTTACATCTTCAGGCGCACGGCCACCGCGGGCCTGACCTCGCTACTGGTCGGCATCGCCACCAAGGGCTACTTCTCCTCCGAGGGCATGGCCTTCGCTGCGGCAGGGTGTGCCGGGTATGCCTCCCCCGAACTGGTAGACCTCCTTCTAGCCAAGATTAAGGCCATGAAGGGGAAGACACCCACCAAGGGAGACTAAGCCCGCCACGGGCAAGCCAGAGGGGTCTATTGCCCCTTGACGGAGGGACACCTAGGGGCATAGTGAACTCAGTCAGATAGGGGTACGGCGTCGTGCCGGGCCTCGATGACCTGAGGGACACGAATTGCCCTGACCCCTTTAATGGGGTCACAGGGTATTTGCGGAAAGGTGCTTGACGAATGCAATACAGTCGGGCAAGGTGCTTGTCTTCCCACCGCCCATGAAACTCATCCTAGCCCTCCTCGCTGGCCTCGCGCTGGCCCTGTACGTCCTGCTGCTGTCCGATGGACCTAGCCTGCTGGACATCATCAACCGCTTCTAATTTCCCACCACACCACACACCACCATGCCCAAAGCAGCAGACATCACCACCATCACCATCGCAGGTCGCCCGGTTACGCTCAAGCGTCCGATGCAGTCCTGGGCGGCCAGCAAACTGGAACAGACCTTCCCGCAGCTGAACGCCCTGAACGAAGCCGGCAAGACTCAGGCCGACGCCGCCTGTGCCCTTGGCGTCTCCCTGAACTCCGTTCGCAACTGGGCCGCCAACACCGGCATTCAGTGGAAGAACATCGACCGCCGTGGTCCTTACAAGCGCATCAAGTAATGCCTGACCCTCTTGCCCACTCCCCCGACATGATCACCACCATCCGACCGAACAAGATGCCCACCCTCTGGTGGCTCTGCCCCTGGGCCTACGCCCGGACCCTGCACATGAGCGCCAACGCCGTGAAGGCTTACGCCGACCGCCTCGACGACATCCTCGACATTCAGCGCTCGCTCATCGACGAGCAGGCCGCGGAGATTCGGCTGCTCAAGGCCCGCGTCGCCGATCAGAACGACGCCATCATCCGCGGCACGGCCATCACCCCCGACGCTTACCCCCATGAGTAACTTCAAGCACCTCGATGGGATGCGTAACCTCCTCGCCGAAATCTACGAGGTCAACGAGCGCATCATGACCGGGGACATCATCTCGGCTAAGGCCGCCATCGCCTCGACCAACGTGAAGAAGATTCTGACGCACTACCACGAAGCCCTGCACGAAGACGGCGCCGTCAAGGTATCGCTCCAGGCATACGTCGCGGCGGGTGGCTGGGTCGGCATCCAATACTCCTACGAGCTCGACGGCTTCGAGGTCGCCGGATCACAAGTGCCGAGACGCGTATGAGCGAAGTACGACGCTACGACATCGACGAGAATGGGGTCTGCACCCATCAGCTCGATGGGGCTTTTGTTTCCTACGAGGACTACGCCCGGCTCAAGGCCGAGGTCGAGCGGCTGACCAAGGCAGGGGATGAACTCCATATCTTTTTAATCTCTTACATTGTCGAAGGCCGCATCTCATCGTCATACCTTAACGAATTGGACGATAACTGGAACGCCGCCAAGGAGGGCAAGGGCCAGCCGTGACCCGCCCCTTCTCCATCGTCGCCCTATTCCTCCTCGGCTTTAACTCCGCTGCGGCCTCCGACGCTACCTTCCTTGAGGCCATCGCCCAGGTCGAGTCCGGGCAGAACCGCAAGGCCATAGGCAAGGCCGGTGAGCGGGGAATGTATCAGGTTGGGCGGTCTGCCTGGAACGATGCCAACGCCTTGCTGGAGGCCGAGAAGCACTTCCACTTCCAGTGGTCCCAGTGGCGCACCGCCATGGCCCAGGACATGATCGCGGCGGCCCATCTCCGCATCCTTCGGCAGCGCTTCAAGGCTGACGGCTACTCGACCCC